CAACATTGCACCGAATGGCGCGATGCTTCCGATTGACGACTATCCAAAGAACGAACTCTTTCAAATCGATGGTTCTGGTACTGGTTGCATTCTGGTTCATCGCGATGTTCTTGTGGCTATTCGCGCGAAGGCAACTGTGAATCAGGGAACTGACTGGTGTTGGTTCTTTGATGGCGCAATCGAGGGTCGCTGGTTCAGCGAGGACTTGTTGTTCTGTCGCAAGATTCTTGCTTTAGGTTTCCCTATCTTTTGTCACACTGGCGCGATTCTTGGTCATCACAAACAGTTCTGGTTGGATGATCGCCAGCACGATCACTGGAAATCCGCTAACAAAATCTAATCTCTCGGGGGTAGTGAATACCCCTGCCACTATCCCCGAGTTCCCTTTGAAGGAGTGTTGATGTCAACAAGTTACCCTGGCGCGCTGGATTCTTTTGTGAATCCAACTGCGACTGACACATTGGATTCCGCTACTGTTCCGCACGCTGCGCAACATGACAACATCAATGATGCGATGGCTGCGGTTCAGGTCACTCTTGGTGTGAATCCGCAGGGTGGTTCGGCAACTGTTGTTGCTCGGTTGACTGCGCTTGATTCAACGGTTGCTGGCAAGGCTGCCACTAATCAAACAATGTATGTTGGCACGACTGCTCTTGCAATCAACCGTTCGTCAGCTAGTCAGACTTTGACTGGTGTGAGCATCGATGGCAACGCTGCGACTGCAACTTCGGCAACAACCGCTGGAAGTGTCACTAATGGTGTCTACACAAATGTTTCTAACACTTTCACCACCGGCACACAGATCATTGCTACTGGCGCGGATGGCACTGTTGGCTTCCGTATCAAGCGCAATAGCGCAACCCAGACCGCCAACTTATTGGAAGTCACTCAATCTGATGGCACAACAATTCTTGCCAAGGTTGACTCGGCTGGTGCAATTACAAGCGCAGGCGCGGTGAGTGCTTCTACTGGTATCAGCACAAGCACAGGTGATTTAACTTTGGGTACGGCTGGTTCTGCTGCTGGTTCGGTTAAGTTTGGCACTACTGGTGGTTATCAACTTTTAGCGGCTGGCACTGGCGCAAGCAACACACAGACTTTGCCAACTGGTGCTAGTGGCACTTTGCTGAACACAAACATAACTTCATTACCATCTGGTGTTACTGCACTACCAAGTGTTACTTCTGTGAATAGCACAACTATCCCAGCATCATCAACATTGGTGACATCAAGCAATTATCGACAATCGCAACTAACCCCTAGTGGCGCTGTGGACATTATTCCTCGTCTGCAAGTCAGCGGTACTCGAGTGGTAAACGCTGGCACAATTTCATTCACTGGTTTTACTCCAGTGGCGGACATGACTTTAAGCAAAATCTCGGTGAACATAACAGCGGTATCTGGCACACCTACTTTGCAGTTTGGTGTTTATTCGATTTCAGCCATGACCGCTACTTGCTTAGGTATTAGTAGCGTTAGTAGTGCCATTTCGGCTACTGGATTAGTCGAGTTATCTTTAACTAGCTCGGTGAGTTTGACCACTGGAACAAATTATCTAATAGCATTCTTGCCAGTCGGTGGCACATCAGCAACATTTTCTGGAGCGAATATTAACAACGCAGCAGGTTTGCAAGGAAATGGTACTTCGGGTGTTTTTGCGCCGCTTATTGCTGCTCAATCCTCTAGCACAACTAAAACAGTCATGACAACCGTTGGTTCGACAGAAACTTTAAGCGGCACTGTTGTTGCTGGTTTTGTATATGCTCGACTTAACAATTCTTAAACCAGGTTTAACTAATGTCAGTATGTCGCTCTGGTTGCCCAACTCAAGATCATGAGTCTTATGGCGACTGCCTTCAATCAGCGAACATCGCGATTGACAAAACATCTCTGAAAGTGAAGTGAGTTCATGGTTGCGCAAACATCGATGAGTCCTCGCGTTGTCACTGCAACTTTGTTGACTGGCACAAAATACAATGCACAGTCTGTTGCTTACAACGCAAACATTGCTTACAACAAATTAAGTGCAACTAATGGTTCGGCGAGTCCGAGAACAGTTGCAACCGCATCCATGAAAGCGAGATAGTCGATGGCCTCTTTTGACCTTGGTGATGTTGTTGCCCTTGGCATAACTATCACTAACAGTTCCGGCACTGCGCAGAACGCAACGGCGGTTGTCTGCACTGTGACTTTGCCTGATGGCACGAGCGCAACGCCGACTGTCACCAACTCTGGTGCTGGCCTTTATGACATCGCCTATGTGCCAAGCCAGTCGGGTCGTCATCTTGTTCGTTGGATTGCTACTGGTACGAATGCTAGTGCTTTTACTGACGAGTTCACTGTTCGGGATTTGACGACTTTGCCGGTGGTGTCTTATGACATGGCACTGAGTCACTTGAACATTCCAGCGGCTTCAGCTGACCAAGAGGAAATCCGTCGCTTCATCGATGCGGCGCAGGACTTAGCCGAGAACTATGTTGGCGCAGTCCTTGGTCGCCGAACTTTTACTTCGGAAAAGTATGACGGCAACACTGACATTCTGCGCCTTCGTAATCCTCGCGCCATCAGCATTACGAGTGTTTATGAAAGTGGCGTTCTCTTAGATTCAAGCCAGTATCTACTCGATCCGACAGGGCAACGGCTTTATCGCTTGACTACTTCGAGCCTGTCATCAGATTCGTTCGGTGCGTATGGTTATTGGGCAGCAGGTGTGAACGCAGTGTCGGTGACTTATGTCGCTGGCTACACAGTTACACCGCCAGCGGTTCAGCAAGGTGTTTTGGAAATCCTTCGTCACTTGTGGCAAACCCAGCGCGGTGTTGTTAATGTGATGAGTCGCACTGGCACTGGTGATGATTTCTACACTGGCGCAACTTATTCGTTGCCTCGCCGAGCGATGGAACTTCTTGATCCTGCAAGTCTGCCTGGGTTGGCGTAATGGCTACCACTGCCCTGCCACAGGTCATCAACGGCATTCTGACGGCTTTTAACGCTAGTGCTGGCCTCACAGGTGTCCGCATCTTTGACGGCCCTGAGATTGATGCTAGTTACCCTGGCGACTTTATCGCGGTCGGGCATGACGGTAGCGAGGATGGCGAAGTCAATGTTTCGAATGTGACACAAACATTCGAACAACTCGGCAACTTGAAACAGTTCGAGGATGGCACTGTCGATTGTTGGCTTTCAACTTGGGATGGCGGTTCGAGTTTGTCTGACCGTCGGACTCGTGTGGCAACATTGTTGTCAGCTGTTGATTCTGCTATTCGTTCGGATGTGTCGCTCGGCGGTGCTTGTATCTATTCAAGTTTAAGCAATCATCAAATGACTTACATTCAAGCAAATAACGGTGTCGCCATTTCGGTGACTTTCACTATCGAATACCGCGCCAGGACTTAGGAGTTACACATGGCCAAGATTAAGAATGTCTGCCCTTTGGGCGACTTGTATGTGCCGGAACTTGGCATTGAAATCAAGTTCGGCGAAACAGTAGAAGTGCCAGATGAGATGGCTGCTCGAATGCTCGAAGCACCTTTCAACTGGTCGTCAGGGGATAGCAAGAAATCATCACCCGATCCAGTCGCAACGGCTGAAACCCAAGAGGAGAAATAACAATGGCAATCGGCTCAGGCATTGGCTCGTGGCTAGGCATCAAAAAGGAATCAGTTTTCAACACTGCTGTCACTGTTGACCGTTTCTACGAGTTCAACAGTGAAGGCACGAAATACACCAAGAACACTGTTGTTGGTCAAGGACTTCGCAGTGGTGGTTTAACACCTCGCGCGAATCGTCGCGTTGTCACAACTTTCATGGGTGAAGGTGATTTCGAAATTGACTTGCCGACTCGCGGTTTGGGTTTGTTGCTTAGTCTTGCGACTGGTTCAGTTCCAACAGGTACTTCGGCCAGTGGTGCTTACACTTACACTTTCGTAGCTGAGGACTTAGTCAGCGACAGTTTCACAACTCAGGTTGCTGTTCCTCAATACGGTGGAACACTCACCTACAAGACTTTAACTGGTTGCAAGATGACTGGTTTCGAACTCTCTGTTGGTGCTGGTGACATTGCCAAGGGCAAGTTCACTCTTGACTCCGCAGGTTTCACAACTGGTTCATCAACTTCGGCGACACCTGCTTATAGCAACTTTGCGACAACGAACTTGTTCCATTTCGCGCAAGGTGCAATCACTGACAATGTTTCAACAACTTATGCCAACATCAAGGATTTCACTTTCACTGTTGACAACTCGTTGAAAACTGATCGCTTCAATCTTGGCTCTGCTGGTGCGAAGGCTGAACAAATCATCAACGGTTTCCGCACTATCTCTGGCAAGGTAACTGCCGAGTTCACTGACACTGTTCTGCTTGACAAGTTCATGGCTGACACCACTGCTGGTTTGAAACTAACTTTCACCGGTGCAACTGCTGGCTCAACCACTGAACTTCTAAGCATCACGCTTCCAGCGTGTAAGTTCGATGGCGATGTGCCAATGGTTTCTGGCCCAGGCGTTATTGATGTGAGTTTCGGTTTCACTGTCTATGACAATGGCACTGATGCGCCTTTCACTATCGTTTATCGAACTCTTGATTCAACGCTCTAGTCATGGCGGTTGTGATTAAGGAATCGGATTTCCGAAACCTTTACATCAACACTCGCAACATCGACAAAAAGATTCTTGCGAACATGAAAAAGGAACTCAAGAAAGCAGCTGAACCTGCCAAGAAAGATGCGCAGACTTCTGTTCGTTCCTTGCCGACAACTGGAACGCATCACTTACAGGGTGCGCCTAGGCCTCGGGTTGGGTTGCGAGAAACGATTGCGCTTGCCATGAAAATTGGTTTTAAGAGTGGCAAGAAAAAGGCTGGCATTTTCATTCGGGTGGATGCCAAGATGTTTGCGATTCTAAGTGTCAACGGTGGTCGCACTGGTACAAAGTTGGGCAAACTGCCTCGCTATGTTGACGGCCGAATAAAGGTTTGGAAACATCCTGTGTTCGGTCGCAACATGGAAAATCCTGCCGATTGGCCTGTTCAAAAGACAAAGCCTTTCTGGTTCGAGAAGTCTATTGGTGCGCACAAACCTGAGTTCATTCAAGCAGTTTCAAAGGCTGTTGAGAACGCAATGAAAGAGATCGAGAAAAAGGGCTTGCTTTAAGTCCGAACTAATAAGGGGTAACTAATGCCAGTAAAGATTGAAGGAAAAATCTACAACCTGCCAGGTGATGCCGGTGAACGCGGCATCACTATGGGTGAACAGAATCTGATTGAACGCCAGTTCAAGAAACCGATTGAAAAGATGTTCGCAATTTTCAATCTTTCAATGAAGGCTCGCAAGTCGTTGTCTGAGGAAAAGCAAGACGAGTTGGAAGTTGCTTCTCGCGAAGTGTTTCTGGCTATGGTTTGGATTGCTCGGCGCAGGGCTGGCGAGGACTTAACTTTTGAACAGGCAGTCGATGTCGAGGTTGAGGCAATCGATGTTGTGGAGAACGATGCCGACCCTTTAGGGGTACAGGCAGAACAGTCAACGACAGAGTCCTAAGCAATCTGCCTTTGCTCATGCATACTTATCCAGGCATCACGCCTTGGAATGTGTGGGATTTAACCAGTCAAGAGTTTGACTTGCTTTTGGCTTCCGCCAAATCTGAATAGGAGTTTTCATGGCACGCACAACCGACATGGTGTTTGCACTTTATGGGCATGACAAGACTGCCAGCAAAACTCTCAAAGGCGTTGGCAAAGAAGCTGACAGTGTTGGCGAACAGTTCAAGAAAATGGGCAAGGTCGCTGCAACTTCATTCCTAGCAGTTGGAACTGCTGCGGTTGCGTTCGCGGCTTCAGCTGCGAAAGCGGCTATCGAGGATCAGAAGTCACAAAAGATGTTGGCGGCTTCGCTCAAGAACACAACTCATGCCACTGATGCGCAGGTGAAATCCACCGAGGATTTCATCACCAAGATGCAACTCACTTATGGCATCGCCGATGACAAGTTGCGACCAGCGTTCGCAACCTTAACTCGAGCAACTGGCGACTTGGGTGAGTCACAAAAGTTGACTCAGGTTGCAATGAATGTTTCTGCCGGTACTGGCAAGGATTTGGCTTCCGTTTCTTTGGCATTAGCCAAAGCACATAACGGGAACATCGGTGCGTTAACTCGCCTCGGTATTCCGTTGGATAAAGCAATCATCAAGAACAAAGATTTCAATGCTGCACTGAAAGTTCTAACAAAGACTTTCACAGGTGCGGCGAAGGCTGGAACTGAAACTTTTGCAGGTCGAATGCAGATTGTTCAACAACGAGTCAACGAGGCGAAAGAACAAATCGGCTATGCGTTGATGCCTACGCTTGAAACAATGGCAAAGTTCTTGACCGAAACTGTTGTGCCGAATGTTCAGGCTTTTGTCGATGGTTTGACTGGCGTTGCTGGAAAAGGTGACGGCGCTTATGAGTCTGTCAAAAAATGGGGCGCTGAGGTTCGTTCTGTTTTGAAATGGGTTGGCGAGAATAAACAACTCGTCATCGATTTCGCTGCTGCCTTTGCGACCTTTTGGGCTGTTGGGAAAATTGGTGCTGCGGTTTCAACAATCACTGGTGCATTCAAAGCAATTCGCGCTGCGATGATGTTGACTAAGGTTGAGGCTGTTGGTGCTGCGGCAGCTGAAGCGGCGGCATCTGGTGGCACAATGATTGCAATTCAGGCTTTGGCCGCTGGTGCAGTGTTCGCCGCTTTTGGAATGTCGAATCTTTGGGGCGGCATAAAAACGCCTTCGACTGCGAAAAAAGATTTTGCAAATGCAAGGTCTGGCAGAGGTGACTTCTCTGGCTCAGTTGCTACTTCTACAAAACAAGATTTGGCAAACATCAATGCTAAAAATGCTAGTGACCTTTTTGGCCCACAAAAAACAAAACTTTACAATGGCACAACTTACATTTATGACGATGTAAAGAAAAAATACTATGTTCCAGACATCTCGGGTGGCCGCGACTATTCAGTTCAACCTCGCGCTGTTGGTGGCTCTGTTGCTCGTGGTGGTGCTTACATGGTCGGCGAGCATGGCCCTGAAATGTTCATGCCTTCTGCCGGTGGAATGATTACTCGCACCGAGAATCTGAATCGCGGATTGGGTGGCACAACTGTTGTCATCAATGTTGCTGGTTCGGTTATTCATGAAAAGGATTTGGCGGTCACTGTTCGCGATAACATCGCACAGCTGATGCGTCGTCGAGGACTTAACCCTGCAATTCTTGGAGTGTAGTTCATGACACTTTATGACGGCACGAATGCGCCAGTAATCAAAGTCTATTTGGATACCGGCAACCGCAATGAGGGCAAGTTCATTCTGAACTATTCCCTGCTAGGTAGTTCGGATACTCTCGGCAGTTATACGCCTTTTACAACCTTGACTCAATTTTCAACAACTGATGTGAAGCGAATCAACATCCGCAAGGGTCGCACTCGTGAGGATCAGGAAGTTCAGCCTGGTCAGATGATTCTAACTCTGGACAATACTTCGGGAAATTATGACCCCGAGTGGAGTAACAGTTCAACAATCACCGCGGCAAGTGGTAACGGAACAACTGTCACCTACACTTCGGCAACAAGTTTTTTGAAGGTCGGTGATGTTGTCACCATTGTTGGCTTGACTGCATCGACTTTGAACCTGAAATTGCAAACTGTGACTTCAGTTACCAGCACCCAGTTCACTGTTTCCAACTCTGCCACTGGGAGTTGCACTGGTCAGACAACCGCCTATTTCTACGGCGGTTATGTGAACACCAGCGATGCAAGCATTCTGATTGCTGGCACTGGCATTCAGGTGACTGGCACTATGTCTGGCGGTACTGAAACAACTTTGTTCAGCGGTTTCATCGAGTCAATGGATAAGGACTTGTCACTTGAACCGACGGTGACTATCACTTGCGTTGATGCGTTGGCGAACCTCGGCAAGATGTTCACGAACGCTTCTGTTTCTGGCCTTGGCGATGCTGATGCAGTTTCAAAGATTCTGACCAGTGCCGGTTGGCAAGGAACTATTGTCAGCGATAACAACCTTTACACTGTCAGCAATGTTCCAACTGGTAGCGCGATTTCGATGATTAACGAAATCACCACCAAGCAACTTGGGTTGTTCTTTATCGATCGTTACAACCGAGCGATTTGGCAGAACGGTAATTCTTTCGCCACTGGTGCTTTTGCTGCTGCAACGAAGTTGTTCACGCTTAGTGATAGCCGAACCAGCACCAGTGAGATTGAATACGATTCCATTACTGTCATTGGTGGTGAGAAATACTTGCGCAACACCATCAATGCGACGGCAAACTATTCCGCCACAAGTTCTGCAACTTTCACAAAGTTTAATTCGACAAGCACTGGCAGGTTCGGCCCTGTCGCAGCTGATGTGGATTTGTATTTCTCATCAACTGATGCACCAACTGTGGCGCAGAATCTGGCAGATCAATTCGCTAGTCCTGAGTATCGGGTGGACAGTATCAGTTTCGACTGTCTTGGTTTCTCGTCAGCTCTTTGGAACAACATTCTGGTCGCTGATCTAGGCGAGGCGGTCATCGTTAAGCGCACGCCAATCTATGCACCTGAGTTGACTTACAACTCTTGGATTCAGGAGTTGAATCACGACATCTCACCAAACAACTGGCGAATGTCTTTGACACTTAGTCCAGCAACCTAAAAGGGAGTAACAAATGGCAACAGGCTTTCCAGCAAA